CTGGTGGCACAGGTATTACTGCTACCTATGATGATGCTGGTAACATGCTGACCTTGAGTGCTACTCAGGCAGACATCAATACTGACAACATCACTGAAGGATCTACAAATCTATTCACTACTGCTGTTAGGACAAGGACTCACTTCTCTTATGGCACAGGTATTGAATTGTCTGGTGCTGGTGCTCTATCTGTTACACAGGCAGACATCAATACTGATAACGTAACTGAAGGATCAACTAATCTATTCACTACTGCTGCAAGGACACGTGGTCATATCAGCGTAAGTGGAGACCTAGCATACAATGCTTCTACTGGTGTTGTTTCTTACACCATTCCATCAACTATTGCATCACTGTCTAACCATGACACTGCTGACCTTGCTGAAGGAACCAATCTATATTACACAGATGAGAGAGTTGATGACAGAATCAATGCTTTAATCGTTGCTGGCACAGGTGTTACTAAGGTTTACGATGACGCTGCTAACACATATACTTTATCTGTTACTCAAGTCGATATCAATTCTGATAACGTTACTGAAGGTAGCACTAACCTCTTTACCACTGCTGCTAGGACTCGTACTCATATCAGTGTTAGTGGATCTCTAGCATACAACAGTGGCACTGGTGTTATTTCATACACCACACCTGATACTGATGGTGTTTCTGAAGGATCATCTAACCTATACTATACTGACGCTAGAGCAGACGCAAGAATCGCTGCTGCTGACACTGGAGATCTTAGTGAGGGTAGTAACCTTTACTGGACTAATGCTCGTGGTGATGCTCGTATTGCACTACAAGTTGGTGCAAACCTTAACCTCGGTAGTAAGTCAACTTCTGACCTATCTGAAGGCACAAACCTTTACTACACAGATGCTAGAGCAGACGCACGTATCGCTGCTGCTGACACAGATGACCTATCTGAAGGATCAACTAATCTTTACTATACTAACGCTAGAGCAGATGCGAGAATCGCTGCTGCTGATACTGGAGATCTAGCAGAAGGATCAAACCTTTACTACACAGATGCTCGTGCTGATGCAAGAGCAGACCTTAAGGTCGCTGCTGCTGCATCCAGTTATGCAACTGCTGCACAAGGTACCTTAGCAACTAATGCACTCGCTGCATCTGCTGTAAGCACCTTTGGTGGCACTCTGGTTGATGATGCTGACGCTGCTGCTGCCAGAACCACTCTTGGACTTGGCACTGCTGCTGTTGCTGCCACAGGTGATTTCGCTACTGCTGCACAAGGTACTTTGGCAACCAACGCACTCGCTGCGTCTGCTGTAAGTACATTCGGTGGCACTTTGATTGATGACGCAGACGCTGCTGCTGCAAGGACAACCCTTGGACTCGGCACTGCTGCTACCACTGCTGCATCTGCATATGCAACTGCTGCACAGGGTGCAACTGCTGACTCTGCACTTCAGGCAGAGACGATTACATTAACACAACTTAAAACAACTGTCGCAAACTCTGCTGACTTCGCTGCATTTAAGTTAGCAATCGCTGCTCTATAAGTTAAATGGCAAAACCAACTTCCAAAGCTGAATTAAAAGAATATGCTTTACGCAGGTTAGGTAAACCTGTACTAGAGATCAATGTCTCGGATGATCAGATCGATGATGCCATTGACTATACGTTACAGAAATTCCAACAGTTCCATTACGATGGATGTGAGAGGGTCTATCTGAAGCATAAGATAACTCAGGCAGATATTGATAGGAATCTTGCTGCCAATGATACTGTAACTACATCAACTGCTGGTAATTCTACTTGGGAAGAAAGGAATAGTTACATAGAGATACCACAACATATACTTTCTGTTGAAGGATTATTCTCCTTCACTGATAAGGGTACTGCTAACATGTTTGATATTAGATATCAAATGCGTTTGAATGACTTGTATGACTTTACGTCTACACAGTTCTATCATTACTATATGATACAGCAGCATCTAGGATCAATTGACTTTCTTCTAGAAGGTCTAAAGCCCACCCGTTATCAGGCAGTACAGGATAGATTATATCTTGATATGGATTGGAAGACAGATGTGGTAATTGATACCTATATTGTTATCAAGGCATGGAGAGCAATAGATCCTACTACATGGACAGAGATATATGATGCTATGTGGGTTAAAGACTATGCTTCTGCTAAGATTAAGAAGCAGTGGGGTAGTAATATGACAAAATTCCAAAACGTCCAGATGCCTGGCGGTGTTACCCTTAACGGTGAGATGATTTATAATGATGCAGTTCAAGAACTTAAAGATCTTGAAGAGCAACTCAGAACCGAGTGGGAGACTCCACCACTAGACATGATAGGATAGTATGGCACTTAACACTTACTTCTCTCAAGGCACTACAGGAGAGCAAGACCTAACACAGAGTCTTGTTAATGAGCAGATTAAGATGTTCGGTAAGGATGTATACTACATTCCTAGAACGTTAGTCAAGAATGATACTGTCTTCGGGGAAGACACAATGTCTAAGTTTGATGATGCGTTTGTAATAGAAGCTTTTATTGAAGACAACTCAGGATTCCGAGGAGATGGTGACATGTTCACCAAGTTTGGTGTACAAATTGCTGATCAAGTCACCTTTGTTATATCACGTACTCGTTTCACTGCTGCTGTTGACGATAATGCAACACTCATAGTGGAGGGTAGACCAAATGAAGGTGATCTCGTATACTTCCCCTTGGCAAACAAGGTTTTTGAAATTCAATTCGTGGAATATGAAGTACCATTTTTCACGTTGGGCAAACAATATACTTGGGGACTACGATGTGAACTCTTCCAGTACAGCGACGAAGACATCGACACTGGAATTGCAGAGATTGACGCAATTGAGATCAACTATGCCAATGCAGTAACTGTTAACGTTGCTGAGGGTGGTAGTGGAGACTTCGTTGCTGAGGAGATCGTTACAGGTGGTAACTCTAATGTAACTGCCACAGTCAAGTCTTGGAATAGTGCCACACGTCAGTTGGTTATATACAACAGGTCTGGTATCTTTGCTATACCTGAGACACTTACTGGTAATACATCTAGTGCTGCATGGACAAGTGCTACATATAATACCCTAAATAATACCAATGATGAGTCTCAGTCTAACTGGGCAATTGAAACTCAGGCAGATGCCATCGTTGATTTCACTGAAGGTAATCCCTTTGGTGAGTTTGGAAATAAAGGAAGTAGTATCTAATGTTAGGAACATATTCATATCACGAAATTATCAAGAAGACAGTAGTCGGATTTGGTACACTGTTCAATAATATTGAATTGCGTCGTGTAGCATCTGGTAAGACTGAGGTCATGAAGGTGCCTCTGGCATATGGTCCTCGTCAGAAGTTTTTACAACGTCTGAATCAAGTAGGTCTAAACAAGACTCAGACTCAGATCACTCTTCCTAGAATCTCCTTTGAGATACAGGGATTTAATTACGATGCCACTCGTAAAGTATCTCCTACTCAATACATCAGAAACACACAAGCTGATGGTAAAGAGTTTAAAAGTTTTATGCCAATACCATATAATTTGAATTTTGAATTGGCAATCATGGCAAAGAATCAAGACGATGGTCTTCAGATTCTTGAGCAAATACTTCCTGTCTTCCAACCTAGTTTCAATATTACATTGAATCTAATTCCAACACTGGATGAGAAGAAGGACTATCCTATAACTCTAACTTCTATTGATTATGAGGATGTGTATGAAGGTGACTACGATACTCGTAGGACTCTGGTATATACATTACAATTTGTTGCTAAGACTTACCTATACGGTCCTGTCCAAGACAAGTCTGGTGAGGTTATTAAGAAGGCGATTATTGACTACTCAACTAAGACTGAGTTAGCACCTAATGCACCACGTGAAGTGAGATATCAGGTAACACCTGAACCAATCACTGCTGACGCAGATGATAACTTTGGATTTAATGAATTGACAAGTGAGTTTGTTGATTCCAAACAATGGAACCCAGTGACGGAACAAGATGAAGCAGTTTGATGGGATCGAAGAAGCTCTTGACGTGGAAACATCTATTGTTCCTAAGAAGGAGCCTAAGATGGAGATCGTACCAACGACGACTACGGAACAACTTAAGAAAGACTATGATTACACGAGGGGGAATCTCTACTCGCTTATTGAAAAGGGCCAGGAAGCCGTGGACGGTATCCTCGAAGTGGCTCAGTCTTCTGATCAACCAAGGGCGTACGAAGTAGCAGGACAACTTATCAAACACGTCGGTGACGTTGCTGATAAACTCGCTGATCTTCATAAAAAAGTTAATGAGATTGAGAATCCGAAAGGAGGAATATCTGATAAACAAGTCACCAACAACACCATGTTTGTTGGTAGCACAGCAGAACTTGCTAAATTTCTAAAACAAAAGCAAGATAAATAACTTAGTAAAGGTAACTTAAACCATGTCGGTATTAAATGTAATTGACACACAGACAATCAGTGCATCTGGTACTGGCTATATTGTAGTCAAGTCTGGTGTTCTAAGAGTCTATAGTGCAAGTGCATCTACCATCAAGATTGATGCTGGACCTGCAATCACACTTGCAGCAGCAACACCTGAGTTGATCTCAGTTGGTAAACCAAAGTCTTCACGTATTAAAGCAGCAACTGATGCTGCTGCTATGGTAGTAACCGTTGATCACGGTGGCACACCAGCACACACCTTTGCAGTAGATGATTATATCGCTACTGTTGACGGTGGTGATACTGATGGTTTCGTTGCAGCATTTGAAACTGCTGCCTCTGCTGGAAAGAAAGTAACTGCAATCTCAGATACTACTATCACAACTAACTACGATTCATCTTCTGCCTCTGCTGACTATGCAGTGTCTAGTGCAGATGTTATTGCTGGTACACTCCCACAAATACAGAGAGCAGTCTTGCTTACTGCTGGTGGTGCTGATGTAGTAGTAGAGCAAGTCCAAATCGTTGGTGGTTAACTATGGCACGGAATACCAAAGCAGATGGCAACTCACTTAGATCCGTAAGTACTCCTGCAATGCAGGGTAAGAAAGGTAATGTAAACAGTAAAGGTAGATCCGTTACTGGTGGTGCATCTATGGGTGGTATGAATATCCGTGCTGCTGGTGGATTAGGTAAATCAAAACCTAAGAATGTTGAGTTGGTAGTTAAGAAGTATAAGAAACAAGTTTCTTCTGACAGAAAATCTGCTGCTAAAGAGAGAGCAGGTATGAGAGCCAAAGGTATTAAGTATGAAGAATTGAAATCCTTCTCTGGATTTCTTGATGAAGCTTCAAATCCAGAAGGTAAATCAGCAGCTGCAAAGACATTCTCTAAGAAGAAGTCTACAAACCCTTCTGATAGGGTTCAGACTAGGCAACACACTAGTGTTGGTCTAGCAGCAGAAGAGACCTATGACCATATTAAAGACCGTCGTCTTGAGAAGTATGGTATAGGACATGATGGTTCTGATCGTAAGTCTACTCCTAGTAGATCTAGTGATAAGAAACCTAAAGGTAAGACTGTTTTACAAAAGGAAACAGAGAAGAAGTATGGTAAAGGTAAGTCAGCATTGGATATTGTGAAAGCAAAAATCACCGCTAAACATGGCAAGGGAGCTATTATGAAAAATGAAGAATTTGTACCTATTAAATCTTTTAAGCAGGTTGCTAATGAGGCAGTAGTTACTGGCACTATAGCTGCTACGGCTGCTGTAGCAAAAGGAGTAAAGGCTGCTGTAGTTGGTGCTAAAGTTGCCAAAGGTGCTGCTGTTGCTGCCAAAGGTGCTGCTGCTGTTAAAGGTGGTGCTGCTGCTGCGAAGGGAGCAGGTGCTGCTGCTGGAGCAACCAAGGCTGTCGGAGGTGCTGCTGCTAAGAAAGCAACTGTCGCTGGTACAACTGCTGGAAGTAGTAGTAAGACTGCTGGTTTCGGACAGAAACTTGGTAACGCTGCTAAGGAAGGTGCCAAGGATGCTGCTGTTGACCATGTAAAAGATAAAGTCAGAAAGGCTGCTGGTCCTAAAGAAGAGGACACCAACGAAGAAGTAATCAATGAGTTATCTGCTGACACACTTTCATCAGCATCCAAGGCTGCCGATGTAGACCGTGGTAAGAAAGCAGTTGCTGGTGATAAGGAAGGTGCTAAGAAGAGAGTTAAGCAAGCATCTAAATTTTATAAGGCTGCTGGTGCAAAGCGTAAGGAAGAAGCAACGGAAGAGTATGAAGTTACCAACGCTGATAAGAAAGGTAACACTCCTGCATACAAAGCATTCAAAGCAGGTAAGAAGAATGCCAAGACAGGCAAACCTCTATACAAAGCTGCTGATCATATGAAAGAGGAAAGACCTCATCCAGATGGACAGTGGGAGTATCATGAGAAGGAAGGTCTAAGGACATTCAAGGATTTTATTAAGGAAGGTAATCCTACTACTCGTATGTTACAGAAGTCTAAGTCACAACAGACTGGTAACATCAGTGCAGATAGGGGGACAGACGCAAAAAAGAATAAAGAGTCTCGCAAGGGGCTCGAAAAAGATCTAAAGAAGAAAGGTATCGGATACAAGAAAGGTACTGGTGAATACAAATATGATGATGGATCTAAGGGACGTGAAGTTTCGTATCAAACTTCCCCAGGAAAGAACATGTCCAAGCGAAGGTTTGGTAAAGTGATGAGGAGACTAGGGAGAAAGCACGGACAAGAGACGGTTATTACTAAGGACAAAAACAAACCAGCACGTTTACATGACACTGAGTCTAAGAAGCCAGGTAAGTCAGTAAACATAGGTAAGTCCAAGCCTGGTAAGCATCCTGAAGGATCTGGAGAGACCTCTGGAACCAAGGTAAGAGGTAAGAAATTGTCTAAGACAACAAACAAACCAAGTTATCATTATGGCTGAAGAAAGAAGAAAGATCTGTAAGTTCTGTGGACTTACAGCACCTAAAGGACACCCAAGACCCTACACATGGATAGAGAAACATGAAAAAAATTGTCCAGCTCGCAACGAAAGTTAAAGACTGGGACAAGGCATTAGCAAAGAAGTTACAGGACAAGTATAACTTGACTGATTATCAAATGTTATGTCTTGCTTTCGGCAAAGGATTTATAATAGGTGCTATACTATTATAAGTAGAAGTACAAATAGAACTTAAGATGGAATACACAGTAACAATAATCGATACAGAAGATACCTCAACCACCTTCAAATGTGCTGATGATGAGTTCATTTTAGACAAGGCAGAGGAAGAAGGTATTGATGCTGCTTATTCATGTCGTGCTGGAGCTTGCTCTACATGTGCTGGTAAGGTGTTGGAAGGATCAGTTAATCAAGAAGAACAAAGTTTTCTTGACGATGATCAAATGGAGGCAGGTTTTGTGCTAACATGTGTAGCATATCCTACATCTGATTGTACAATACGATTGGGTGAGGAGGAAAACATAATATGAGTCAGTTACATATGAGAGAACAATTATTAAGAGCAGTCCTAGCACATGCTCAAGGAGAAATCGAAAAGCATAAGGTAAATGTTAATGTTTACTTAGAGCATCCTGTAGGTGTAGGTGAGCACTCCGATATCACTGAAGCGATTCAATCTGAGTTGGATAAGATCTCAAGATATCACGATCAAATCGAAGTTATTAATAAATATTTCAGAGGACCATCGCAGATTAACGATTGAAGGACAAGAAGGCAGCAAAACGGATTATAAAATTGGCGAAGAAGCATCCTGATTGGTATACCCGTCAGGATGTTTTGTATGCAAAAATGGTTAGGAAACGCATAAAATTAGAGGAGAAAGAAAAGGAGAAGGAATAAATACTCAGGTCACTTGGGATTGAAATTATCATGCCCCAGACCAAATATACCGTGGGTTACCACGACGCAGCATTAAATCATTATGAGATTTGTGAGTATGCAATAGACGCATACGAAGCAATTCAACATAGCAAAGAGGATGTCCCTACACTAGGGGAGCATCCTCATTTTATTGACTATGCGACGAAGGAGAATTAGATATGACTACGATAACAGCTAATAAGCACGAAATAATGTGGTGGATGAGCCGACTCACCATCATGGGAGTCTCTTTATCATTGGCAATTTATCTTGCCGCCCAGGCATATGTCTAGCACTGATCCAGTGTGGTCTGTCATTATATTGCTCAGTATACTACTCATAATTGTAGGTTGGTATATTTACTATATACTAATGTACGACGAATGGTACCCTAATGGGCAAGATGACACCACCGTCTCGGAAGAGTTGCTACAACTTCCGAGTAACGGAAGTAACGAAAGTAGTTGATGGTGATACCATTGACGTAGTAATAGACTTAGGATTTGATATCTATAAGCACGAACGTGTACGTATAGCAGGTATCGATACTCCTGAAAAGAGGACTAGAGATTTAGAAGAGAAAGCGTTAGGTATAGACGCAACCAATTGGATGAAGTATACTCTTGAGGATACTATTAAAGGAGATAATGAACTCACTATTAGAACTGAACTTAAGGGTGGCATGGGGAAGTATGGTAGGCTTCTTGGTTGGCTCTACGTTGGCGACGATCCTGTTTCGTTAAACGAACAGATGATAGAAGAGGGATATGCTTGGGAGTATGATGGTGGTACTAAGAAGAAAAACTTTGAAGAGTTAAGAGAGATCCGTATTGCACAAGGTACCTTGGAACCTGAAGAGGGTGATCCATTACCAGAGGTTACTGGTACAGGTATTGAGGCAGCACCTGATGCTCCTGAATACAATAGAGGTCCACTAAATAGCGCAGGTAATATAGCAGGGTTATACTAATGAATGTAGTACAAGCATGGAATGACATCTCATGGGCAGATGCCATTCCTTTCCTCCTCGTATTAGCAGGAGTATACTGGGTTAAAGTGAAGATCGACACACGTGCTGGTCTAGGTAGGAAGAAACAGAATCAACTTAAGAAGATTATTGTTGAGGCAATAAAAGAAGCAAATGGCTGAGAAGAAGCATGAAATATATCTAGGTAACCCCAATCTCAAACGGGCTAACGTTAACACTAACTTCTCACCTGAAGAGGTGCAGGAGTTTATAAAGTGTCAAGCGGATCCCGTTTATTTTATTAGGAGTTACATTAAGATCGTTAACCTTGATCAAGGTATCGTGGGTTTTGACCTGTACGATTTCCAAGAGGACATGGTTAATCGTTTTCATGAACATAGATTTAACATAGCAAAGTTACCACGTCAGTCTGGTAAGTCAACTGTAGTTACAGCATACTTGCTATGGTATGCAATCTTTAATGATAATGTCAACATCGCAATCCTCGCAAACAAAGCAGCCACTGCAAGAGAAATGTTGGGTCGCCTACAACTTTCTTATGAAAACCTCCCTAAATGGTTGCAACAGGGTGTGGTCAACTGGAACAGGGGCTCACTCGAATTGGAGAACGGAAGTAAAATCCTTGCTGCTTCTACATCTGCTAGTGCTGTTCGGGGCATGTCCTTTAACATTATATTTCTGGACGAATTCGCTTTTATTCCGACGCATATTGCTGACGAGTTTTTTAGTAGTGTCTACCCTACTATATCTTCTGGTAAGTCAACTAAAGTTATTATCATATCTACCCCTAAAGGGATGAATATGTTCTATAAACTCTGGCATGATGCAGAGAAAGGGAACAATGAATACACTACAACAGAGGTACACTGGCAACAGGTACCAGGTAGAGACCAGCTATGGAAAGAGCAGACGATTAAGAACACGTCCGAAGAGCAATTCAACCAAGAGTTTGAGTGTGAATTCCTAGGATCTGTTAATACTCTCATCAGTAGCACTAAACTAAAGACATTAGTATACGAAGAACCTAAGAAGAAATCAGAAGGACTGTCTGTTTATGATGATCCAGAGGAAGGACACACGTATCACATCTGTGTTGACGTTGCTAGAGGTCTAACTAAGGATTATTCTGCATTTACAGTGGTAGATACCACAGAAATACCCTATCAGGTGGTAGCAAAGTATCGTAGTAACTTAATTAAACCATTATTATTCCCAGATATTATTCATAGGGTCGCCACAGCATATAATATGGCGTATATAATGATAGAAGTTAATGATATTGGTGGACAGGTAGCAGATATTATACAATTTGATCTAGAATACGAGAATCTACTCATGTGTGCCATGAGAGGTAGGGCAGGTCAGGTAGTAGGACAAGGATTTAGTGGCACTAAGGTGCAACTTGGAGTTAAAATGAGCACAACAGTCAAGAAGACTGGTTGCTCCAACCTAAAACAGTTAATTGAAGACGATAAACTCATCTTCAGAGACTATGACATCATGGCAGAGTTAACAACCTTCATTCAGAAAGGTCCAGCATGGCAAGGAGAGGAAGGATGTAACGATGACCTTGCTATGTGTCTGGTTATCTTTGCATGGTTAGCAACTACGGATTACTTTAGAGAGTTGCATGACGATGATGTGCGGATGAAGATGTATAAAGAGCAGAAGGAAGGGATAGAAGCGGACATGGCACCATTTGGATTCATAGATAACCATGTTGACTATGAGCAATCATTTGTGGATGATGAAGGTGACACTTGGAATGTAGATGAGTATGGTGATAAGGCATATATGTGGGACTATCTGTCGTGAATGTTGATCTGGAGTTGGAGCACCTCTTATTTGTAGAGAGGAAGTGCCGATTCTGTGGACAGACAAAGACTTTATTAGATGACTACTATCTGACACGTAAGGACAGAGGTAATAACCCATCAGCATATGCGTATGAGTGTAAGAGTTGCACGATATGGAGAGTAAAAAGGAATAAGAAGAGAAGAATAGTTGAAGGAGACTATCCTGACTGGTGATTCACGGCTTAGTTCCCCAGTGAAAATACCCCTTTGAATAAATAATTTCAGCATACAATTTGGCATTCACCTAGGAGATATCACAAATGGCATCCACACAACTTTCACCAGGAGTTGTCGTACTTGAAAGAGACCTGACCAACGTAGTTAACGCAACAGTAGATAATATTGCTGCTATCGTTGGATCATTTGAAAAAGGACCTGTAGAGCAGGTAACTAGTGTAACTAGTGAAAAAGAATTACTTTCAATCTTCGGCAAACCTACTGACTATAACTTCGAGTATTGGTTCAGTACCGCACAATTCCTATTATATGGAGGGACAGTAAAGATTGTCCGTGCGATGAACGACTCGCTAAAGAACTCTATTGATACTGCACAGTATACTGTATCAACCTTTAGTGCTTCTGATACTACTTTGACGGTTGCCTCATCTACTGACTTCGACGTTAGTGATGTCCTCCTAATTGATGCTGAATTAGTAACGATCTCCGCTGTTTCTGGTAACGATGTTACGGTTACTCGTGGACAACTTGCTACATCTGCTGTATCTCACGCTGCTGCCACTTCAATCACATTGATTGAGCCTGCTGGCACATCATCAACCATTAGTGAAGGTGGTACTTATAGTAACAGTGACGTAACTCTAACGGTTGCTTCTGCTGCTGCTCTTGGTGCTGGCACAAACTCCTACATTAGGATTGACGATGAGATTCTTCAGGTATCTTCTATTGCTGGTAACGATTTAACTGTTGTCCGTGCTCAGTTAGGCACAACTGCTGCATCACACGCTAACAGCACTGCTGTTAACTTGCAGACAGTTACAACTAACAAGACAGAGATTAACGAAACAACTGCCACTGGTGTTAGTGCTCCTCTTATCAAGAATCTTGATACTTATGAGGCAAATGTAGAGACTGCATCTAACAACTGGAAGTGGGCAGGTAAGACTGCTGGTAGTCACGGCAACTCTTTACGTGTTATCCTAACAGACGCTGGTGCTGACCAAGTATTGTATCTTGCTCAACCAACTGCTGCTGAGTGGGAATTTGTAAACAACGCAGAGGTATCCTTCTCTGGTGCTAACATCTATGGTCGTGTATATGACTACAGTGTTATCGTAACCTATAAGGACAATGCTAACCTAGTTGGTAAGTTTGAGAAAGACAACTATATCACTGCTGTTAGTGGTGGTGTTACAGGTAGAGT